CTATTCCCCTCACTCAACCATCCCCCAAAAGTGTTGATCTCCCAGAAACCCCCCCGTCACCTTCCGAAACGCAATGAGGTGGGGGGTATATATATCTGGAAAATCGAATAACCCTACTACCAGTAGGGGTGGTAATATTACCAGAGCGCTTGTAAGTTGTTGATTTTATTCAGGAAAAAAATGGGTTTTTGAAGTGAAGATAAAATATACGCCTACGAAGAGAGAGTTAGAGTGGATGAGAAAGCCTGGGCGGTTGACTGAGGCTCAATGTAAGGAGAAGGATATGACGGTTAAAGAGAGAAATGTATTTGATGCGATAGATATGTGGTGGAAGGAGTTTGGGTACGGGCCTTCTTATGATGATATTATGAGGATCACGGGCGATAAGGGTCGTGGTAACGTTCACAGGGTTATTGATAACTTGGTGAAGTTGGGTGTGTGTAAGAAGATCAAAGGCAAGGACAGGAGTGTTCGGCCTGTGTATATTAAATTTAGCGAGTTGGCATGAACGTAGAGCAGATGGAAGCAGCGATCCAGAACATGCCTCCCGAGATGGCGGAGGAGATGTGGGATATGTTTGAGGTCTACAAACAGAGCTTGAGCGTAGAAAAGGCCGCCGATGACTTTATGTTGTTCGTGAACGAGATGTGGCCGGGCTTTATACACGGACGTCATCATGAGCTGATGGCTGAGAAGTTTGAGGAGATCGCAAGCGGCAAGCTAAAGCGACTAATCATCAACATGCCTCCCCGTCATACGAAATCTGAATTTGCTTCCTTTATGTTACCCGCCTGGTTCTTGGGGAAGTATCCCGGTAAAAAAATTATCCAGACATCTAACACAGCTGAACTCGCGGTGGGTTTTGGTCGTAAGGTGAGGAACTTAGTAGCCTCCGAGACATACCACAAAATATTCCCATTCGTGAATCTGAGGTCAGACAGTAAAGCAGCTGGCCGGTGGTCTACGAATAAAGACGGAGAGTATTTCGCTATCGGTGTTGGCGGTACGGTAACGGGTAAAGGTGCAGACCTACTCATCATCGACGATCCCCATTCCGAACAAGAAGCAGCCCTTGCAGCCGGAGACCCATCCGTTTTCGATAAAGTCTATGAGTGGTATACATCCGGACCTCGTCAGCGTCTACAACCTGGTGGAGCTATTGTGGTCGTGATGACCCGTTGGGCGAAGAGAGACCTGACCGGCAGGATTGTTCAGTCCATGATCGACAGAGATGGAGAGAAGTGGGAGGTGATACAGCTACCGGCTATCATGCCGAGCGGTAAACCTTTATGGCCAGAGTTCTGGAGGATAGAGGAACTCGAAGCCTTGAAGTCTGAACTACCTGCTGCAAAGTGGAATGCGCAGTACATGCAATCCCCCACATCCGAGGAGGGTGCGATTGTGAAGCGAGAGTGGTGGAGGGTTTGGGATCAGGACCCCCCTGCTTGTGAATACATTATTCAATCTTGGGATACGGCCTTTACGAAGTCTGAGCGGGCTGACTATTCTGCTTGTACGACCTGGGGAGTTTTCTACATGAATGAGAACCCCCAAGACCCGAACGTGATTCTTCTCGATGCGTTTAAGGCTCGGATGGAGTTTCCTGAGTTGAAACAGGTGGCGTTAGAGGAATATAGGAATTGGCAGCCAGATGCGTTTATTGTTGAGGCGAAGGCGAGCGGAGCGCCGTTGATTTTTGAATTGAGGGCGATGGGAATTCCGGTGCAGGATTTTACTCCCAGCAGAGGAAATGATAAGATGGTGAGAATCAATTCAGTAGCAGATCTTTTTGCGAGTGGTAAAGTATGGGCACCGCCTACGAGATGGGCAGATGAGTTGATAGAAGAGATGGCTGCTTTCCCTAATTCAGATCACGATGACCTTGTGGACTCAACAACGCAGGCATTGCGCAGATTCAGACAGGGCGGGTTCCTCTCTTTGAATACCGACGAGAAAGATGAGCCGATCAATTTCCGTCGAAAAGCTGCATATTATTAAAGGAACATCATGATTGACAAGTCTCTCCATCAAGCACCAGCCGGACTCGAAAGTCTAGCCAACGAACCAATCGAGATTGAGATTGTCGATCCTGAAGCAGTCCACATCAAGGCAGGCGACCTCGAGATTGATATGGAGCAGGGCGAAGATGGCGACTTTAATGCAAATCTAGCCGATGAGATGAGTGAAGGAGCTCTGTCAACGTTGGCAGGAGATCTTGAAAAAGACATTAGTATGGACAAGAACTCCCGCAAAGAGTGGGAGAAAGCATACACAGAAGGCCTGAAATTACTGGGTCTTCATATGGAAGAAAGAACAGAACCCTGGGATGGCGCTTGCGGTGTCTTCCACCCCATGATCACAGAAGCGGTGGTTAGATTCCAGTCTGAGATGATTACCGAAACCTTCCCAGCTCAAGGTCCAGTCAGGACAAAGTTACTCGGAAAAGAAACCCCCCAACTCAAAGAGATCGCAACCAATGTCGAAGACGACATGAACAATGAGTTGACGGAAGTGATGAGAGAGTTCAGACCGGAACACGAGAGAATGTTGTGGTCACTTCCCGCAACGGGTTCCGCGTTCAAGAAGGTTTACTTTGACCCCAATCTGGGAAGACAAGTATCTATCTTTATCCCTGCCGAAGATATTATTCTCCCCTACGGCGCGACGGATATGGACACATGCTACCGAGTAACGCATGTAATGAGAAAGACCAAGAACGAGATTTTGAAATTACAAAACTCTGGTTTTTATCGCGATATTGAATTGCCTGAGCCTTCCCGAGCGAAGGAAGATATTCAGAGTGCAAAAGATAAAGAGACTGGGTTTAACGACCTGAGTGACGATAGATATACTTTATACGAGTGCCATGTAGACTTGGACCTCGATGGATTTCAAGATGTTGACGAAGATGGAAATGAAACGGGGATTATGTTCCCTTATGTCGTTACCATCATTAAGGGTACGAATGACATTTTATCCATCAGGAGGAATTGGAATGAAGGTGATACGCTCAGACTCAAGCGCCAGCATTTTGTCCACTACCAATACATACCCGGCTTTGGCGCTTACGGGTTCGGCCTCTTCCACCTCATTGGCGGGTTTGCTAAATCTGCCACCAGCATCATGCGACAACTCGTTGATGCAGGAACTCTTTCAAATCTGCCTGGGGGACTCAAGTCCAGGGGCCTGCGTATTAAGGGCGATGATACCCCAATTGCTCCGGGCGAATTCAGGGATGTAGATGTAGCGTCAGGAAATATCCGCGACTCTATTCTTCCTCTCCCCTATAAAGAACCCAGCCAAGTTCTTTACAGCTTACTCAATAACATCGTCGAAGAAGGCAGACGTTTTGCTGCTACTGCCGATATGTCTATATCAGATATGTCAGGCCAGGCTCCTGTAGGAACAACACTAGCTTTACTCGAGAGACAGCTAAAAGTATTGTCAGCTGTTCAAGCGCGTACACACTTCGCACTGAAGCAGGAGCTTAAACTTCTCAAGAACATCATCCGCGACTATACCGACCCAGACTATAAGTATGATCCTGAGTATGGCGGCAGAAAGTCTAAGAAGGCCGACTATGACATGGTGGATGTTATCCCCGTGTCTGATCCCAATGCGGCTACAATGTCTCAGCGCGTTGTTCAGTATCAGGCTGTGATTCAGATGGCTCAGATGGCGCCACAGATCTATGATCTGCCACAGCTGCACAGATCCATGTTGGATGTTTTAGGGATTAAAAATGCAGAAAAACTGGTTCCATTACCCGATGATCAAAAGCCTACGGATCCAGTATCTGAGAATCAAGCGGCGCTTAAAGGCAAGCCACTGAAAGCGTTTTTATTCCAGAATCATCAAGCGCACATTCAGGTCCACCAGTCCATGTTGCAGGATCCTGTAATCATGGCTGTTATTGGACAGAACCCCCAAGCTCAGCAAATCATGGCGGCTCTTCAGGCGCATATGGCCGAGCACATGGGTTATGTGTATAGACAGAATATCGAAGAACAGCTCGGAATGGCATTACCTCCCGAAGACGAGAAGATGTCTCCTCAACTCGAGACTGCATTGTCAGGCATGATGGCCCAGGCAGCTCAACAAGTTACACAACAACACCAAGCTCAAGCCGCACAACAGCAGGCCCAACAGCAAGCACAAGATCCTGTACTGCAAATGCAACAACAGGAATTGGCAATTGCCCAGCAAGAAGTGCAGATCAAAGCACAGAAGCAAGCGACTGAAGCTAAGTTGGCTGAAGGTAGATTGCAGCTTGATGCGATGAAAGTTGGCGTTGACATTAAGAAAGCCCAACATCAAATTGATTCAAGAGATGCCCAAGTTGGAGTTCAGACGGGTGTAGACATCGCCAAACACAGGGCGCAACAAGATCTTACGGCTCGCCAAGCCGCTTTAGAACATGGCAGAGAGTTGATGCAAACAGACATCGACGCCAAGAAAACAGCCTTGAAGCACGGTGAAAACCTGGCCGATAGACTGCATACCATTGGTAAAGAAAAGCTGGATAAAGAACAGCAACGCTTACAAATGGAACAGCAAGCACGGATCGCAAGGTCCCAACCAAAAGGAAAATCTAACGAATGATTGACCAATTCGCAAGCGTATTGCGCGAAAAAATACGAACTGACATGAACAATTATGCCGATGATATGGCTGGTGGTGCGTGTCGCTCTTTTGAAGAGTATCAAAAACTTTGCGGGGTGATTTCAGGCCTAGCCATCGCAGAGAGATACATTCTTGATTTGCTCAAAGAAAGCGAAGAAGATGAATAAAACTTGTTCGAGATGTAAACAGGTAAAACTTTTTGAATCTTTTTATAAGGCTTCAAAGACTAAGACTGGCTATTCTGATCGTTGCAAAGTTTGTGATCTTGAGTACCAACGCAATCGTAAGGCAAAAAAAGCTGAAGCAAATAAACGTTGGTATGAAAAAAATGGTCAAAAACAAAATGAAGCCAAGAGAATAAAGTCTAAAGAAAAAAGACTTGCACATCTTGAGGCAAAAGTTTTGGCCTTAGAAAACGTGGAAAATTGGAGAAAGCAACAAGCCAAGAGAGCTTTGCAAAAGAAAATTGCAACGCCCAAATGGGTTGATGCTGAACATCATTCAAGAATAGGAAAAATTTACGAAGCCGCCCAGAAACTTCAAGAATTAACCGGATCTATATATCACGTTGATCATATAGTTCCGCTTTTCTCCAAGGATGTATGCGGACTGCATGTATGGTGGAATTTGCAACCATTACCAGAGTCATACAACCTTGCAAAAAACAACGTGTTTGATCCAAATTTATTTTTGGAACAAGGCACTGTTGCGTTCCCGTCAACCGATGGGCTGACCGCCGCACAGTTTGTGGTGCTTAAAGAAAGTGAAGAAGATGAGTAATTTGATACTCCCCCCAGGCGTTTCCATGCCTGAAACCATCCAACCCGTGGAAGCCCCACAAGAAGATGCAACGCCTGAAGAAAAGGCGACCGTTCTACCAGAGCCAGCAGGTTACAAGATTCTTTGCGGAGTGCCCGACATTTCCGACAAGATTGACGGTACCGACTTGGATTTGGTTAGACCCTCCCAATTTGCAGCGCAAGAACAACACGCCACAACCGTATTGTTTGTGTTGAAAGTTGGCCCAGAGGCGTATTCAGATAAGACACGTTATCCATCAGGTCCTTGGTGCAAGCCTGGCGACTTTATCTTAACTCGTACTTATTCTGGTACGCGATTCAAAATCTTCGGCAAAGAGTTTCGTTTAATCAACGAAGATCAAGTCGATGCTGTAGTCCAGGATCCAAGAGGGATTAGTCGTGCGTAACGAACGACAAAAAGAAGCTAGGCGCAAGTACGAAGCAAGCGAGAAAGGCAAAGCTGCAAAGCGTCGCCATGAAGCTGCATACGTTGCGTCTGGCGGAAGAGCCAAGACAGAGGAGCGTAGAAGTATGAAACCTTTGTCTGAAGCTAGAAAAGCAGCCAGACGTAAATGGGCAGAAAACAACAAAGTTTATTTTACTGCTATGCGATCTTATCGCAGATCATTAGAAAAAAACTTAACCCCAGATGATTTTTGGGTGTTGCAAGAAGCCGTCAATTTGGCCAAGCTTAGAGAACTAATTGTTGGTGGTAAATGGCATGTGGATCACATAATCCCCGTGTCAAAAGGTGGCGATAGCCAGCCCAATAATTTGCAAGTTGTTCCAGCTCTTTGGAATAGACAAAAGTCAAACGTACACACCGAGCGTTTTTTCGGTGCCGGAGAATTATCATGAACGACCAATTCAAATTTCCCGATGAAATTGAAAATGAAACTCCAGCTCCAACAGCTGAAGATGAAATTGAGATTGAAATCGTAGATGACACTCCCGAAAGGGATAGAGGCAAACAACCCTTAAACAAGGAAGTTGCCGACCCAACAGATGACGAGATTGCAAACTATTCACAGAATGTTCAAACTCGCATTAAAGAATTAACTCACGCCAGACATGACGAGAGACGTAAGGCTGAAGCAGCTTTGCGAGAGAAGCA